GATACTGGACTTGGTTCTGGAAACCTTTCTTACTTCAACGGTCTTATCGCTCAACTTGGAGCTACAGGAGCAAGAGTAACTGCAGCTACTGGCGCATCTAACTGGACTAAAGCTAACATCATTGCGTCTATCCAGGAAATGTATGCAGACCTAAACCCAGATATTCTTTCTTCTGAGTTGGTTTGTTTCATTGAGCCTGCTTACTACAACATCTTAGTAGAAGCTTTGTTCTCAGGAAACTACTTCCACTTCAACGCTGACATCGCAGTATCTGGAGAGTTTGTATTCCCAGGTACCAGCTTAAAGGTAATACGTACCGCAGGATTGGCAGGCAGCACAAGCTCAAGCTACTCTGTAGGTGGAGCACCTTGCGTAGTTATGGGAAATCCTAAATACCTATTTGTAGGAACAGTAACCAGAGAAGATATGGCGAATATCATGATGTGGTACTCACAAGACTTTGACCAGTTAAGATCTAACTTCCGTTATAGACTTGGAGCAGCAATCGTATTCCCTAACTACTTTGTTTGTAGTTTCTAATTAACCAAACCACAGGGGAGCTTAAAACCCTCCCCTTAATTTACAAAACTAAAAATAATATACAAACAAAATGGCTTGTTCACAAATAATTTACGGTTTCAACGCAAGAGGAGCTTGTAAGATTGTAGGCGGTGTAAAAACTGTTTACCTTACTAACTCTGAAAACATCACAGCAGTTGGAACGACTGGACCTTCTCCAGTAACTCAAATCAACTCATTCACATACGCAACAGGCGGACTGTGGTATGAATTTAACCAGATCCAAGAAACTTCTTCTTTGACAATGACCCCTAATGCGTCCGTGCAGAACTACTCATTGTTCTTTGAAGAAATCCTTACATTGGTCTTCACAAACTACAACGCTGATCTTAGATACATCGTTAAATCTCTTGCCCAAAATAACCTGGTAGCAGTAGTTGAACTACGTTCAGGTGAGTATGTCTATATCGGTAATTACACCGGCTTAGATATAAATGGCGGAGAGGGCGGTTCTGGAATCGCAGCAGGGGACAGAAACGGTTTCTCTCTAACGTTTAGAGCTATCGAACCAGAAGCACCTTTGACACTTGATCCTACTTTTGTAGCATCAGTAGATTGGACTTCTAAAGTTTCTTCTTCTATTCTTTCTTCTTAAACCCCATTTTTCTAAAATGCAACTGGGGAGCATGGCAACATGTTCCCTTTGTTGTAAAGAAAAAACGGGATAAACTATATCTATAGGTATGCTGATCTTTACAAACCTGGAGCCGACTTCTACCTTCTCTATTTTTCTGGAAGGGAAGATAGTAGAACCTTTGAAGCCTTTGTTTCTTTTTTTAAGAAGACAGGCAGACCTTAAAGATTACGTTTTTCTTCTGGCAGACGAATCTACTTCTATTAATTACTCTACCTTTACTATAGATGCAACAGAACTTCCTAAAGGAGATTATGACGCAAGAATTTACAATGGGGATTTTGTTCCAGGAACAGTACAAGACTGTTTTATCGAAGCACCTTTGCTAATCGAAAATCCTGAATTTTTCCTTTGCGATCCGGCTACTCTTGAAACAACTATCATTTTAGAATCTATAATGACGGTAGGAGTTGGTGGAACACCCGCTGGAGTTATCATGACAGCAAAGGCCAGAGTATTTGGAACTGAAGAAACTTTCTACACAAATACCATTGTAAACAACTATACAGTCTACGAATCATAATGACAAACTTACCTCTTAAGAACCCAAATCCAACTCCAAACTCAGACGTAATGTCTTTTTCTAAGTTGGAAATTTATATCCCAGAATGGCTGGAGTACAAAATTTCTGGCAAGGAATGGATTTCATGGGGCTCAGATAATTTAATGCCCCGATACCTTATTACAATGAGGGATTCTTCTGCTATTCACAATGCAATCTTAACCAAAAAAGAACTTTACACCTATGGCAATGGTCTTGAAGACGGCAAACAAATCCCATGTTTTACTCATGGAACTCCTGAAACTCTTAAAGCTATTATCTCCGATTATTTTGTTTACGGAATGTTTGCAGTTAATGTCGTATGGGGTGTAGACGGTAGTATAGTTCATGCAGAACATACCGACATGGGTAAACTTAGAGCTGGTAAGAAAAACCCAATGGGTAAAATTGACCACTGGTACTACTCTAACAACTTTGCAGACGTAAGAAAGCCAGAAAACAGAGTTGTCCAGCTGGACGCTTATGACCCATTAAACCCAGTTGGTTCTCAGGTTTACGTTTATCATGGATATTCATCTGGATTTAACTGGTACTCAAAGCCGAGCTACTGGTCTTCTATCAACTGGATTAACCTTGATTATGAAATCTCTAACTGGCACTTAAATAACGTAAGAGCTGGCTTTGCAGGTTCTATGGCAGTAATTTTTAACGAAATGCCTGATTCCCAGCAAGAAAGAGATTACATCTACGCCCAGTTGAAAAAACAGTATTCTGGCAGCACACAAGCCGGAAACGTATTTATTATCTTTAATAGAGATAAGGAGAGCGGGGTAGAACTACAGCCAATCGCCCTAAACGATTCTGATTCCAGATATGAGGCTTTAATGGAAATTGTCCGCAACAACATCATGTCCGGGCACAACGTAGTAGGACCAGCTTTGTTTGGTATCTCTACACCAGGAGCACTTTCTGCAAGATCAGAACTTGATATTGCATTAGAAATTCTAATGAATACAGAAATTGGTCCATCGCAGGAACTTATCTGCCAAACTTTGCAGAGAGTTCTAAAGTTGGACTTTATGCCTAAGTTGTCTACGACTTCACCAGTTCAGTTTATCTTCTCAGAAACAGTTATGAAAGATATCCTAACTCAAGACGAACTTAGAGAGTTAATTTCTTACCCGCCGTTGAATTCTACCCAGGAAACGGTAACCGACACAAATATCCAGGACGCAGGAGATGCAGGACTGGACCAATCACCAACATAACACAACACACACATGAGCAACAGAGTTTTATGGATTTCTCCCCAAAAGCTAAAAGAGAATTCCAACGTCCTGGAAAACGTAGACGATTTTTATCTGCGTAATGCAATCCTAAAAGCACTTGACATCAAGGTTACTCCTGTGTTGGGAAACAACTTGGTGAATTATATCAATGCACTAATTATTTCTGGAGATATTAACGACCCGAGCAAATCAGTTTACAAGGTTTTGGTAGACGATTATGCTCAGAATGCTATTATCTACGGGGCTATCGCAGAGGCTTTGCCAGAGGTTTCTTTCAAAATAACAACAAAGGGCCTACTGCAGTTTGAAAACGAAAATTCTACTGCATTAGATCTTAAGAACATCCAGTTTATGATCCAAAGATATGAGGACCAGTCTGAGTATTGGCTTGGCCGTTTGAGATTATATTGTTTTGAAAAAGAAAGACTTTCTGAATTACCCCAATACACTAATCCTGATCTTACTAACCTACTTAATATCCCACCAGATAGAAGACAACCTTGGTATTCTTCCATCTACCTTTCTGGAATGCCTTACGGTTATTCTAAGGATCTTAACGCTTGGGGTTATGGTTATGGCTTTGGAGTTTCTTGGCAGAACTACAGATAATAAAATTAGCAGAAAAAATCATAAAATTTATATCTAACAGTAATGGCAGGATCAATTAAGATACAACAAGGCGGAACAGCAGCAACTCCTTCAGCAGGATATTCTACGCTGTGGGTTTCCTCTGTAGACCAAGAATTTTACTATACCAAATCTAACGGACAAACTGAATCTTTAGTTGGTCCAGCTGGACAAAATGGAACTTCTGGGACTTCTGGCATAAGCGGAACTTCTGGTTCTTCTGGAACAAGTGGAACTAACGGTTCTTCTGGAACAAGTGGACAATCAGTTGGCATTTATGCTACAGGAGGACAAGTTACAGCAGGGGCTACAGGAATTTTATTTACCGGTTCTGCAGTAGAATCCGTAGTTGCAAGCGGAAGCTTTGTAACTGTGACTATCACAGGAGGAACTGGCAGTGGACAATCAGGTACAAGTGGAACTTCCGGTACATCTGGGATAAATGGAACTTCCGGTTCATCAGGAACTTCTGGCTCATCTGGCTCATCTGGAACGTCTGGCTCATCAGGTTCTTCTGGAACAAGTGGATTAGCAGGAACAAGTGGTTCTTCTGGAACGTCTGGCTCATCAGGTTCTTCTGGAACGTCTGGCTCATCAGGTTCTTCTGGAACAAGTGGTTCTTCTGGTTCTTCTGGAACAAGCGGTTCTTCTGGTTCTTCTGGAACAAGCGGTTCTTCTGGTTCTTCTGGAACAAGCGGTTCTTCTGGTTCTTCTGGAACAAGTGGTTCTTCTGGTTCTTCTGGAACAAGCGGTTCTTCTGGTTCTTCCGGAACAAGCGGTTCTTCTGGTTCTTCCGGAACAAGTGGAACGTCTGGCGCAAGAGGTGCAACAGGAATAAACTGGACGGGTGCTTATACAACTTTTGTTAGTCCAAATGGATACGTTATCAATGATGCTGTTTCTTATTTAGGATCAAGCTGGATTGCCATTGCAAATAATACCAATTTTACTATTGCTCCTCCAAATGCAGCATATTGGTCTTTGCTGGCTCAAGCAGGAGCAACGGGAACTAACGGATCTTCTGGAACAAGTGGGTCTTCTGGTTCTTCTGGAACAAGTGGGTCTTCTGGAACAAGTGGGTCTTCTGGTTCATCTGGAACAAGTGGTTCTTCTGGTTCTTCTGGAACAAGTGGTTCTTCTGGTTCTTCTGGTACTTCCGGTTCATCTGGCACTTCCGGCACTTCTGGAACAAGTGGTTCTTCTGGTACTTCTGGAGCGCAAGGTCCAGTAGGTCCTACCGGAGCAGGAGCATCTTCTCCAATTACTCTTGAGCAAACTACTTCATTAGTTTCTACAGTAATCGGGGCAACTGCGGCAGCTGGAACATCTATTTCTATTGGACAGAATACTTGCACAACTCAAGCATCTGCTATTTCTATAGGAACATGCAACTGCAACACTGGAGATTGTGCTATCACAATCGGCTGGTGCGCTCATACAGTAGGAGGAAATAGACCCAATGCTATTGCTATAGGATCAGATTCACAGTCTGCAGAATGCTCTATTGCTATTGGAGCAACAACTTTAGGAAACGGACCTTTGGGAGTTGCTATCGGGCACCAAGCCAGAATGAACGACACAGGTTCTATTGCTATTGGAGCTTTTGCTTGCGGATTTTGCCCAGGTATTGTATCTGTTGGATATAATGCAGGAGGGCCAAACGCTAAAACAAATTCAGTTAACATAGGAAAAGACACAGTTTCTAACGGATTTGGAACTATAGCAATAGGAGCAACTGCAACTTCTTGTTCCGTTAATGCTGTTGCAATTGGTTCTTCTGCTAAAGTGTTATCCTTATCAGACAATTCAGTAGCAATAGGTAATCTTTCATGCGTAGATACTACAGCTTGTAATGCTATTGCTATTGGTTCTTGCGCTTACAACTACGCACCAACTTCTGTTGTAATTGGAACTAACGTCTGCAACTACGATTCTTCAAGATTAAAATCTATCGTAATCGGATCTAACGTTAGGGCAGCCCAATGCGCAACCATTATCGGAAACGATGGATCTGGTGGAGCTGGAATTCAAGACGTTGCTATAGGAAATGAACTTCTGATAAATGCAGGATGCGGAGTTAATATAGGATATAGAAACTGTATACAGGGATATGTTCCTGCTATAGCAATTGGGTATAACAACTGTTCTACCGGATTAACCGGAGCAGTTATGTTGGGTAATAATCTTGTTGGAATGAAACAGGACACAACCCATGTACAATCTCTAATTGCTTTTGGCCAGGGTGCATCCTTAGTAAATGCTATAGGAAATGTTACCGGAACAGCAACTGTAAACTGGGACAACTCAAACAACCAAACTTTAACCTTAATCGGTTCTACAACTCTTACTTTCTCTAATCCAATCGCTGGAGCAAACTACATGATTGAGGTAACTCAAGGAGGAGT